ATGCACATCCCCTGGGATGCAGCCACGCAGCCAGCCGACTGGCCAGCCGAGGGGCTGCCTTGGTGCCCGCACTGCCTTCTTGCGGCAACGCGCGGAAGGCATGCAAGGCATGCGCGGACCTTCAATCTGAGTGAAAGCGATATTCTTATGGGCAAAAAAAAAGATAGCACCGTCGCTCGCATCGTGGCGCCGAAGGAATGGGAGCTCAAGCGCGCGCAAGAACGCATCACCTATCCACCCGGGTATGCGGGGCCGATCCAGATGGACTGGCGCGTGCGTGAGACCTATTCCGCCAAGGACCTGGATTACCGCGGCCGGACCAAGACCGAGTGACTGCGCGCAGCGGGCTGCAGTGCCCGCGCGGTGGTGACGAGGCCCTGCGTCGGCTGGCGCCAGGGCATACAGGCTGGTGGCCGTTCTGCCCGGCTGGGAAGCCGGCCTGACCGCCTGTGTCCGATTGGCCGTGCAGCGGCCAGTGCTGCGGCCACGCATTGGCTGGCCTGAAGCGCTTGCCTGCACATTGAGGTGCCATGGGCGGGGCGAGGGCGTGGCATCGCACCGCGCTGCGCTGCAACAGGGCGGCGCATCCACCTGCCAGGACGCCGGCAGGTGCGGGCGGTGCTGTGGACATGAAAAAGCCCGCGCAAGGCGGGCTGAGCGGGCCGGCAAGGCTTGTGTGGCCGCCGGGCCAGGGGTGGCACAGGGCTGCCGCACGCATGGCAGGGGTCCCCGACTGTGGGTGCCGCGCACGGGCCGCGTGCAATCCCCTTTAAAACACCATGGAGTCCGGTCCCACCGAACCGGCGACGCGGCAGATGCATTCCACCTCTTCGCGGGAGATGGTCATGGGGGCATAGCCGTTGTTGATGCTCAGCAACTGCACCTCGTCGCCGCGCATCCAGTTGAGCTGCTTGAGCAGGCATTTGCCGTTGGTGAGCTTGACCACCACGTCGCGGCCTGGCTGGGCTTCGATGCTGGGCGTGACCACCACAAATTCCCCGGCGCGGTAGCGCGGGTGCATGGAGTCGCCCTTGATGCGCAGCGCGTACGCCTGGGGGTCGCCCGTCCAATATTCCACAAAGCCATCCGGCACCGGGTCCTGCACCAGATACCCGTCGTCTCCACCTTTCACACTCCCTGTCACCGGCACCATCCTTGATTTTTTTAGTTCGAGCGCCGGCTCCACGTTCGATTCCACACCCCCCAGGGCGGGGGGCGGGAAGCCGGTTTCCCTGGATATGGCCTCAATCAGGTCGAGCTTGGGCTCGTGCTTGCCGGTTTCCCAATGGCCGACGTTGGCCTTGGTGCGGCCCACGGCCTCACCCAGCTGCTGCTGCGTCCAGCCCTTGTGGCTACGGGCAGCCTTGATCCAGTCTTTGATATCCATGGCGCGATAGTAAAGATTTTCTATACCCGATGGGCTAGTAATGCTTGTCTTTGTTGGCTAGTAATGCTAGCCTTGCGTGCATGAAGCATCCCATCGAGAAAGCGGCGGAAGTCGCCGGTTCAGAAAAAGCCCTGGCAGACCGCCTGGGCGTGACCAAGGCCGCGGTCTGGCAATGGAAGCAGCCTGGGCGCAAAACGCCGATCGAGCATTGCGCGGCGATCGAGCGGCTGTGCGGCCATGCCGTCACACGGCGGGAGCTGCGCCCGGATGACTGGCAGGCGATCTGGCCGGAGTTGGCCGAGCCCGGTGGTGTGCCTGCCAGCGGGTCGGCCACCAGCCAGGCCGCAAGCCTGGTCCCGGGATCGGCGGGGCAGGGGGCGGCCATGCCGCCGGCAGATTGCCCCGCCACAGAACAGGCGCGCAGTACCCGGACGCAAGGAGGACGGCCATGAATTACTACCCCTTCCATATAGGCGACTACCGCAGCGCGACCATGCACCTGAGCAATGCCGAGGACCTGGCCTACCGCCGCGCGCTGGACTGGTACTACGACACCGAACAACCCCTGCCGCTGGACACCCAGTGGGCGGCCCGGCGCCTGCGCGTGGAGGCCAGGGATCTGGACACCGTGCTGCAGGACTTTTTTGTGCGCACGGGCGAAGGCTGGGTGCATGAACGTTGCGGCCAGGAGATTGCCCAGTTCCAGCAGATGCTGGCCAAGAACCGCGCCAACGGTGCCAAGGGCGGGCGGCCCAGGAAGGCCGTGGAAACCGCCCCCCAACCGGTGGGTTGGCCGCCGGTGGGCGCCGGGGTGGCGGCGGCAACCCAGCCCCAAGGCAACCAGGAACCAAGAACCAGAAACCAGGAACCAGAACACCCCCTTGCCCCCGACGGGGCGGTGGCTGGGGGCACACCGCCCAAGACGCCTGCTGCGGCCCCGCGCTATGCGGCCCATCCAGCCCATCCGGCCCATCCAGCCCATCCGAGCGGACGTGCCGACCCGGCCGATCTGCCCGCACCGCATGCACTGCCGCGCCCCACGGGCGACAACAGCCACCCGCTGGCCGGCACGGTGTGCCAGCTGATGAAGCGCCTGGGCGTGGGGTTGGTCAACCCGGGCAACGCCAAGCTCAACGCCCTGCTGAACGCCGGGGTGGGGGTGGGCCAGTTCGAGGACGCGGCCCACAAGGCCCTGGCGGCGGGCAAGAGCTTCAGCTATGCGCTGGGGATTGTGGAGCGCGAGGAGCGGGAGGCGCGGGCGCTGGGCGCCCAGCTGCAAAAGCCCCGGCTGGCGGCGCAGCCGGTAAACCGGCAGGAGGCGCTGGAGGCGCGCAACCGCGCCGTGGGAGATGCCTGGCTGCAGAAGATGCAGGCCCAGGCGCAGCTGCAAACACCGACGCAGACGCAAATGCAGACGCAGGGGGCCGGCCATGCGCGCTGACGAGATGCCGGCGTTCAAGGACCTGCTGACGGACGCCATGGCGTACTACGGCAAGGACTGCAGCGCGTTCACGCTGACTGTGTGGTGGGGGGCTTTGCAGGGCTGCGAGCTGGAACAGGTGACCACCGCGCTGCAGCGCCATGCCATGGATCCGGAGCGCGGCCAGTTTGCCCCCAAGGTGGCCGACCTGGTGCGCGTGCTGCAGGGCACCAGCACCGACCGGGCCGCGCTGGCCTGGGGCAAAGTACACGAGGCCATGAGCGCCGTGGGCGCCTACCGCGACGTGGTGTTTGACGACCCGGCCATCCACGCCGTGGTGGAAGACCTGGGCGGCTGGCCCAAGGTATGCCGCACCGACACCAGGGAGCTGTCCTATCTGCAGCACCGCTTTCAGGAAGCCCACCGCGCCTACACCGCGCGCGGGCAGTGTGACTACCAGCGCCGCCTGGCGGGCGACCGTTCGCCCGACCACGAGTACAGCAGCCGGGGCATCCCGCTGCCGCGTCCGGCGCTGGTGGGCGACCCGCAGCGGGCCATGGCGGTGATCCAGCACGGCAGCGCAGCGGGCAAGACGCGGATTTCCACCTTGCCCGCCCAGGCCATGCGCCTGCTGGCCGGCGCTTCCCTGCAGGAGGTGCGGGCATGAGCGCCGCTGTGACCTTGGCGCAGATCCATGCGCGCTGCCGCGCCGATGGTGGCTGCTGGATCTGGCAGGGCGCGCTGATTCGCCAGCGGCCGTACCTGAGCGTGCACGAGGGCGGGGTGCGCTTCAACCGCCGTGTGCAAAAGCAGGTGCTGGAGCTGACAGGCACGGTGGTGCCTGCGCAAGCCCGCATCACCCAGCGCTGCGGCAACCCGCTGTGCTGTGCACCGGCGCACCAGCAGCTGGAGGCACCGCGGGTGCAGGCGGCTTTTCTGCAGGCCCTGCAGGGCAACCCCTGGGCGCCTTTGCTGTGGAGGGCGGCCCGTGTCTGAGCAACTGGAGATCGATCTGTTCAGCCGCCGGCAGGCCTGGGTGGCCATCCGGGCGCAGCTGTTCCCGTTTCTGGCCCAGGCGTTCCAGGGTTCCGGCCGCTGGGTGCTGACGGTGGCGCGGCGCAAGCGCAGCCGGGCCCAGAACCGGCGTTACTGGGGCCAGGGTGTGCTGGCGCAGATTGCGCAGCAGGCGGTGGTCAACGGCCGCCAGTACGACGCGCAGACCTGGCACGAGCTGCTGAAGCGCCGCTTCATCGGCGTGGTGGAGCTGCCCGACGGCGCCGTGGTGGGCGCCAGCTCCAGGCGCCTGAGTCCTGCCGAATTTGCCGCGTTCTGCGCCCGGGTGGAGGCCTATGCCGCATCCGAGCTGGGCGTGACGTTTTACGACCTGTGGGAGTGCGGATGAGCGGGCGACGTGCGCTGTGCACGCCCCCTCAGGAAACCCAACCCACCCGACCCACCCTGATTCCCCCAACCAAGTTCAAGCTAATCCAACCCGATGGTTCAAGCGACTGAAAGAAAGAGAAGACAGCCCATGCAGACCACAACCCCAAGCTATGTGGACTACCAGCACATTGCACCCGAACACGCTGCCATCCATGAGCGGCTGCAGAACTGGCGCCGCTGGGTGTCCGGCAAAGGCGCATCCTGGACCGCGCACCCCATGTGGCGGCACCTGAAGGAAAAAGAGGAGCGCGAGCGCGGCACCATCACCCTGGCGTTGGATGCCATTGACGGGCACCTGATGGAGAAAGCGGTGTATGCGCTGCCGGAGCGGCACCGCTTTGCAATCCGCTGGTGGTATGTGTACAGCGGCAATCCAGCGAAAGCGGCCCGCCAGGCGGCGGTGAGCAAGGCGCGCCTGGCCGAGCTGGTGAAAGAAGGCCGCGCCATGCTGTGCAACCGCCTGCGGGTGGTTGACGGCAGGGAGGATTTCAGATAACGTACGCGCATCGTTAGCACCAGCACGGAACGAACCCGGTTTGCGCCGGGTTGGCTGCGACCCCGGTTCCAACCAAACAAAAAGCCCGCCAGGTTTGCCTGCGGGCTTTTGTGGTTTGGGGTGTGGTCCAGTGGCTCTGGTGCCGTGGTGAAGCTGTTGAGGTGGGTGTTGCCGACCGCTTGTCCCCCACGGGCAATGCGCTGATGACGCTGTCGGAGACGGTGTGTGAAGCTTGCCCCAGAAATCAATGGGCGCGGCGGCCTTGCACCTCTGGACCGGGGTGCCCGCTGCAAGAGGGGTCACCATGTTGTTTGTCATTGGCGCCAGCATCGTTTTGTGTGTGTACGCCGTCAGCTGGGGCTGGCTGGAGCGCAACGACTGGCATTGGACGGTTCCCACGCACCGCCATGTGTTTCTGATCTGCCTGGTGGTGGTGGCTTATTTTTCCGGGGTGGCTTGTCTGCTGACCACGGTGCTGAAGTCTTTTCTGCGGTTTGTGTAGTGCTGTGTAGCCCGCCCGTGCAAAGCGGGTGTGCTGCAGCCATTGCCCGCCCCTCATACCAAAGCCCTGGCGGGTCTGCCGGGGCTTTTTTGTGGGCGCTGCCAGCGTCGGCGGGCCATGGCATCTGTGCTGGGCTTGGGGCTGTGGCCGCCACGGCGCCCAGGTGGGGTGTGCATCTGGCCTGCTACAGCCTGTCGTGAGGGCAGTCGCGGCTGCCAGCACATTTTGTTTGCGATGGCTTGCGAAGCCAGAAAAACTGTGGTAACGTACGTCCATCGTTAGCAACAGCACAGAACGAACCCGGTTTGCGCCGGGTTGGCTGCGACCGGATTCGCTGACGCCACCAAGCCCGCAAGGTTCGCCTGCGGGCTTTGTTGTTTGCGGATGTGGTGCTATTCAAATGATAGAATCACGGCATGGATTGCGAGCAGCATTGGTGACTGCAGCGGACTGTAAATCCGCCGCCCGCAAGGCAACTAGGTTCGATTCCCAGGCAATCCACCAGCACACCAAGCCCTGACCAGAGATGGTCAGGGCTTTTTTCTTGCCGACACTGCCATGAAGTTGTCACACAGCGGCGGCAAGATGCAGTGGCTGGGAACAGGTCGGGCCGCTGAAACGCTGCTTTGCCCCTGGCGCTAATTCCAAAGCCCTGGCCTCATGCGCCAGGGCTTTTCTGTTTCTGCTGCTGTGTGGATCTGCACGCTGGACGGCACATTCCGGCGGGTTGGTTCAGCGTGCGCCGGCACGGGCTCCCAAGGCATGGGCGCGCTGGATCCAGTGGGCACGCGTGGCGTCGCTGGAGCGGATCACCGGACCAAAGCTGTGCACGCGCACGGGCTGGATACCGCTGAATTCCAGAATGGTCTGCTTCATTTGCCGGTGGCCCGGTTGGCGCTGCACCCAGCGGTAGTACCAGGGCGGGGAGTCCATGGTCACCAGCAGCTCTGCACTGCGGCCCGCCAGCAGGCGGTCCCACAGCGCAGAGTTGGGGCGGTATTTGAAGGCGAAGCCTGGCAGGAAGATGCGGTCCAGAAATCCCTTGAGCAGGGCAGGCAGGCCCCCCCACCAGATGGGGTAGACCCACACCAGGTGCTGTGCCCAGGTGATGTCGGCCTGTGCGGCCTGCAGGTCAGGCTCCAGCGGCTGGATGCGCTGGTACCCGTGGTGCAGGATGGGATCGAAAGCCATGTCGCCCAGTTGCAGCAGGCGCACTTCGGCCCCCGATTGGCGTGCCGCATCGGCATAGGCCTGGGCCAAGGCCGCACACAGGGTGCTGGAAGAGGGTTGTCCGAGGACGATGAGGATGCGGCGGGACATGGAGGGTGGAAGCGGGCTGAGTAGACAAGCCGCCAGCATCACCTTGTCCCGTGGGGCAGAGTCAAGCGCTCTGACAGATGCCGAGTTGATCTGGCGCAGGGCATGCGCTGGCTGCGTCGCAATTGCTCAGTTCCAGCGCCAATGCGGCCAGCGCGCTGTCGGCGGCTTGCAGACGCTGCAGTTCATCCGCGATGGCGCGCCGCCGCGTTTGCAGAAGGGCCAGGACGGCGGCGGCGCCGGCCGGGGTGTCCATGGTGCGCAGCGGCTGCAGCGCGGCCAGGCGAAAGCCCAGCGCCAAGGCCTGGCGTATCCACTGCACGCGCTGCACATCTTCCGGCCCGTAAATACGGTAGCTGCCCTGGCGCGCCACGGTGCCGAGCAAGCCGTGCGCTTCATACAGCCGCAGCGCCTTGGGTGTGCACCCTGTCAGGGCTGCGAGTTCACCGATGCGCATGGGTGGCTTCCGCGTGCTGGGAAGGGAGGTGGCGGGTGGAGAAGTCGGTGGGTGAGTGAGGGGGCATGTGTGAAGGAAACTGTTTGAATGCGGTGTGGAAGTGTTATTGGTTGGTGGAAGCGAGGAGGCAGCAACAATGTATGGCCACTGACTGCTGACGGACAGAAGCGGACAGCCGCTGTGCACCTTGAGACGATAGCTAAAGGCTGTAAGCGGCCCTACGTTCGAGATGCAACGAGCGGCTGCTTCCATCCGTAGCAAACGATTTCGCCGAGGGATCACCTGTTGCGTGAATCCCACCTAAATACGCGGCGATTCACCGGCTCTTGCTGCTGACCCCTGTGGAAGTCAACCTTGATGTGCACGCTGAATACGGCAATCCAATGCGCTGCGAGATAACACTCAGACTCAGACGAGGAGCCTGTTGCCGGCCACGTATGATTTTTCTGTTTGCAACGTGTTCGAAATTGGCTACACGGCCTAATTCTTCAGCATCTTTTTAATCAACACAGATAAGGATCTAGTTTCCGGGCAGTACTTCACTGACAATCTTGCCTCTATGCCGCTTGAAATTGCGTTTCAGACGAGGGAGTTGCGTGCCACCTGTGAAAGCCAGACGAGGGCGAAGCGGGAGCTTGGCGAGGTAGGAAGTAAGGCGCTACAACGGGTGCTGGCCGACATGAATGCGGCTGAAACCGTCGCCGAACTGTTTGATTTGGGACTGGAAATTGAGAATTGCACGCAGGAACACGGAATGCTAAGGTTCCAGTTAGGCGGAGGACTAAGCCTCTTCTGCAATGTCAATCAGCAAAGCGCGCCGATGAATGGTGAAACGATTGATTGGGCCCAAGTGTCTAGACTCAAAGTCGCTCGCATCGGAGGCTGCAGGTGAACGTCTTTGCTGAATTTAGCCCTACATGGGCGTCACCTCCAGGTGAGACTGTTCGAGATCTCGCTCAGCGGAAGGGACTGACACAGGCGGTTGTGGCTAACGCCCTCGGCGTTGCGGAAACCGCTCTCACTCGCATGCTCAATGGCGATTTACCCATCACCGAAGCGCGAGCTGAAAGACTTGCAGCCTGTGTCGGCGCTACGCCTCGCTTCTGGCTTGCGCGTGAGGCGCAGTACCGCGATGCGTTGCAGGCGATTCAAGATGACAGCCGTGCGTGGGTATCTAGCCTCCCATTCGCGGACATGGCGAAGTTTGGATGGTTGGATGCTGCAAACTCTGCCGCGGGAAAACTCCAGCAAGCCTTTACCTTTTTCGGGGTGTCGAGCGTTGATGAATGGCGGGATACGTGGCTTTCTGAGCGTGCGGGCTTGACGGCTTACAGGACCTCGCCAGTCTTCGCGACGCAAGGCGCGTCTGCGGCTGCTTGGCTTCGACAGGGTGAGCACATTGCGAGCGGCATTAATACAGCGCAATGGTCCCGCGCCGACTTTGAACGAATCCTGCCAGAGCTGAAGTCGCTGACGCGGGTCGAGAAGCCCGCGGAGTTCATTCCTCAGCTTCAGCGTAGGTGTGCTGAGTGTGGGGTAGCCGTTGTTGTTGTCCGAGCTCCTAAAGGCTGCCCGGCAAGCGGCGCAACACGAATCAAGAATGGTCAAGCCATCCTACAACTCAGCGCTCGGTACCTGCGTGACGACAGCTTCTGGTTCACTTTCTTCCATGAGGCTGGGCACCTGGTTCTACACGAGGATCGTCTGTTCCTTGAGTGGTCGGAGAAGCAGCACCTAGACGAGAAGGAAGAGCGGGAAGCCAATGACTTCGCTGGGAAGGCTCTGATTCCGCCGGCTCAAGAGGCTGAACTACGTGCACTTCCTCATGATTACAAGGCTGTCATGAGGTTTGCAAGAGATCTCTCGGTGTCGCCGGGAATCGTTGTTGGGCAGCTTCAACACCGAGGCTTGGTGCCTCGGGAAAAGCTCAATTTTCTGAAGAAGCGGTATACCTGGGGCTGACCCTACCCGCGGAAAGGCAGGTACCTTCCGGGACTCTTCTGCCAGTTGCACATGGCGTCCTCCATGACCTGCATGCCGACGCCCAAGTGCTCCTCTAAGGCGGCAACGCGCGCTTCGAGCGTCTTAGCAGCGGTACGCGAGTTGAATTGTCCGTCGAATAACAAGCGTGCCCCTTTCTTTGGACCAGTGGCCGCATTCATGTACGTCGAGTTGGCATCAATCGGGGCGAGGCCAATCTTGCCGAGCATTGTGAGGTAGTCGAACCGCCCAGTGCGGCCGAAGCTTTTGACCACATTCATAGAGTCATACAACAGTGCAAATGCCTTTCTGGGGTGGCCATTCACCTGCGCCAGTGTGTTTGTGATCATCTGGTCGTGCGAGCCGTTCGCTTTGATCCATTCGACGTAGGTCCTGATGACGACATTAGTGCCGCGGGCACCTTGCTTGAGGGATTCGTACTTGCGGTGATTGCCAAACTTACCCTTGAAGGCGGCTCGGTTGTCCTCAAGCCATTCTCCATAAGCTACTGGGTCGATGCCAACTTGCTGCCAGGTCCAAGGGGCGTCCTCGTGGGCGCCATATAACTCGCGTGCAAGCAGCCACTCGGTGCGCAGGTTCCGGCCACAATGAGTGGCGAGGAATACTAGCCAGAACGCCTCCTCTCGGTCCCCACCTGACGCCTTAAGCATTGCTGCCCTTATTGGGTCAAACAGGTCACTCTTGGGGTCGGCACGCAGTGGGCTAATGGGCCGGGCCTGTACCTTATGAACGTACTCCACGCGTTGGAGACTGTCGATGAGCTGATCTACGAAGGCTAGCAGGTTCTCCACGGGGATGATGCCGGGGAGTGGCATCCGTTCTTTTTGGAACTCCAATAGCTGTGCTTCGAGGATATCTCGTCGCTGTTTCTTCTCGGGGCCTTTCATGTCACTTCCTTGGTTGAGGCGGCCTGATCATCGAAGATCGACAGCTGATCCTTGTCGGAGGCAAGTTTTCCGTGCCTCTTAATGTACGTCGAGTACACGTCATCGTGAATCCGCCTCTTCAGACGCCGTATTTCAGGTTGGTTGTTTGGAACGCGAGCAGCCTTGTGGATCGAAAGCAGGGTGGCCAAATCTTCCCAATATGGATCCATCGTCTCCGGTGGCGTCTGTGTGGCGCCTTGCCCAGTGCGCACCTTCTCCTCGAAATTGACGAGGCTTTTAACGGAATCCCACGGATCGCCCTTGGGCATTGGTGGCATTGGGCGACGCGTCTGCCAGCCCTCGCTTAAAAAACGGAGTGCTTTGTCGTGATGCCTATCGTAAAGGTGCAAGCTGCCAACAGCGTGCTTGTATTCGCCGAGCTCGATGCCCACGGATCGGGCAATAAGCTCCTGAATCATGGTGAAGGTGAAGACATCGTGTGGCAGACCGAGCCAAGCGTCGTTGGAACGCATTGACGTCAAGAGGTGCAGCCGACTGTCACGCACTAGGAATTGAAGCGTACAGGTGCATGGTACATCCCTATGGGGTTCAAGCGTATCGGCGCGGTCAAACAGCTGCAAGACTGCTTGACGGGAATCTCGTTTGTCCTTCAGCAACTGGATAACGCGGGAGATTTGGTCATTTGGTGTCTTTCCGAACAGGCGTGGCCCGTAGGCACCATAAATGGTCTTCTTGTCGTCAGAAAACTCGTTGTAGCTGGGGATGTAGTGCTGGATAAAGTCCAGTCGATTGCTGCCCGCAAGTATCCAAAGCAGTTCGCCGAGGCAGCTAAATAGGAGGCCCCGCGACTCCGATCGGCTGAGACGGACCCGTGGCGCTGAGAGCTTCAGCAGCATGCCGCTGGATTCTCGGGCGCCGCCTTTAGATGGCTTTATCGGGGTGCCACGGGCGAGAATTTGTTTGTATACCTTGAATAGCAGATCGTCGAGGGAGTCGGCCGCGAGGTACACGTCGTGCTCACTAGGTCAGGCGAAGAGACTGAACTGAGTAGGATCGGTGGCGACGGCGCATGCCGGCAAAGCTGTTTGCAGACCGATTCGCACTGCGTCCCGAGCGGAGATTGCTATGGCGCCGTGTCGAAGCGCGAGCCGGCGTTGGCTAGCAGTGACATCGTAGTGAGGGTGGCGCGCACCTCGATGGAAGGCGCGCGCAGGCACGCCGATGCTGTCCGCGAATTTGTGCAGCTCCTGAACACTATCCGCCACGAGGTGAAACCACGCATAACCGTGCTTCAGGACCTCGGCATCATCAACATATATCACTTACAGTTCTCACTCCCTAGTTGGAATTTACCACTTGGTGATATTTTCGTCATCAATGTGTTTGTCTTGCGCACCTTCTGCTGGAGGATGAACCGCGCAATTCGAACTGAATCGACCAGATTTTGCTAGAAGGCGTACTACTCTTCACTTTTAATGAATGACTGCTACTTAGCAAAGATCAGTCATCCATGTTTATAACTCGGCAGGCAGCTATCGCTGCAAAGCATGCATTGATCGACCACACTGCGACCGATCGCAGTGGGTCGATTGCTGCCGTTGCTCATCGCATGCGGTCCGCCCGCCAGACGCCGTCAGCAAGACGGCCTGCCTGCCGGCGATAGCCAGCACCTCTGGCGCCATACGCAGCAGCGATAGCGCACTCAGTTGATTTGCTGCGCACTTTCAAGAACGGCAGCGCCCACAGCGCTGCCACCACACCATCACAGCCACCTTCGGGTGGCTTTTTTATTGGAAAAAACCCATGGAACTGACCCCAAAGCAGGAGCGCTTTGTGGCCGAGTACCTGATTGACCTGAACGCGACTCAGGCCGCGATCAGGACCGGCTACAGCGCCAAGACCGCCGCGTCCCAGGGGGCGCGGCTTTTGAAGCAGGGCGGGGTGGCCCGTGCCGTCCAGGCCGCGCAGCAGGCGCGGGCGGTGCGCACCGAGATCACCCAGGACCGCGTGCTGCAGGAGCTGGCGCGGATTGCCTTCTTTGACATCCGCAGGCTGTACCGCGCGGACGGGAGCATGAAGGACCCTTGCGAGCTGGACGCCGATACGGCGGCGGCGCTGGCCAGCATTGAGGTGAAGGAAGAGCTGGAGCGCGGTGGCGGGGAGGATGCGCTGCAGGAGCCATTGGCCTCTGCAGCCGTTTCTGCAACTGTCTCCGCAGCCGGCTCTGCCGCCCACGGCGGTGCGCCGCGGCGCAGGCGGGGCGAGCAGGTGGCGGGCTACACCATCAAGACCCGGGTGTTCGACAAGGTGGCCACGCTGCAGCTGGCCATGCGCCACCTGGGCATGCTGAACGACAAGCTGGGCCTGTCTGCCCCTGGCGGCGGCCCCATTGAAACGGTGGCGCATGTGACGCGCACCATCATCGATCCCCAGGCATGAGAACGCTGAATCTGAAGACGGCGCGCGTGTTTGCGCCGCTGCTGGAGCCTGCGCGCTACAAGGGCGCGCATGGGGGGCGGGGGTCTGGCAAGAGCCATTTCTTTGCCGAGATGCTGCTGGAGGACTGCCTGTACGAACCCGGCGCCATGGGCGGCGAGGGCCTGCGGGCGGTGTGCATCCGCGAGGTGCAGAAGGACCTGAGCCAGTCGAGCAAGGCTTTGCTGGAGTCCAAGCTGTCCGCGTTGGGGCTGGGCCAGGCGGATGGGTTTCGGGTCTACAAGGATGTGATCACCACGCCGGGGGATGGCCTGGTGATCTTCAAAGGCATGAACGATTACACGGCCGACAGCGTGAAATCGCTGGAGGGCTTCAAGCGTGCCTGGTGGGAAGAGGCGCAGACGGCCACCCAGCGCAGCCTGGACCTGCTGAAGCCGACGATGCGCGCGGCGGGGTCGCAGCTGTGGTTTGGCTGGAACCCGCGCTTTGCCAAGGACCCGGTGGACCGCATGCTGCGCGCCGAGGGCTTGCCCACCGGCGCCCGGGTGGTGCAGGCCAACTGGCGCGACAACCCCTGGTTCACGGCTGAGCTGGAGCAGGAGCGCCAGGACTGTCTGCGCCTGCAGCCCGACAAGTACGACCACATCTGGGAAGGCGGCTACGAGACGGTGAACGAGGGCGCGTACTTTGCGCGCCAGCTGGCCGACACCCGGGCCCAGGGCCGCATTGGCGCGGTGGCGGCGGACCCGCTGATGGCCTTGCGGGCCTTTGTGGACATTGGCGGCACCGGCCAGAACGCGGACAGCTTTGCAATGTGGATCGTGCAGTTTGTGGGCATGCAGGTGCGGGTGCTGGACTACTACGAAGCCCAGGGCCAGCCCATGGCGGCCCATGTGCAGTGGCTGCGCGACCAGGGCTATACGCCGGAGCGGCTGCAGATCTGGCTGCCGCACGACGGCGAGAAGTCCGACACGGTGCATGCGGTGACGCCCAAGAGCGCACTGCAGTCGCTGGGCTACCGGGTGACGGTGGTGCCCAACCAGGGCAAGGGGGCGGCGATGAAGCGGGTGGAAGCCGCGCGCCGGCTGTTCCCCAGCATCTGGTTCAACGAGACGAGCACGGAAGGCGGCCGCGCCGCCCTGGGCTGGTACCACGAGAAGCGCGACGAGGCCCGGGGCATTGGCCTGGGGCCGGCGCACGACTGGGCCAGCCACGGTGCGGATGCCTTCGGGCTGATGTGCTGCGTGTGGGAGCCGCCCCGGCAGGGGCAGCCCCTTCAACTGCCCAACATAGGGATTGTGTGATGGCAACAATGAACAGTGACACGTTCCGCAATGTGCTGGAGCGTGAGATCGAGGATGCGCACAGCTGGCTGGCCAGCGGCATCCGGGGTGAGCAGCAGCGCAATCTGCAGTACTACCTGGGCCTGCCGCTGGGCAACGAGGTGGATGGCCGCTCCCAGGTGGTGAGCTGGGATGTGTTCGAGACCATTGAGGGCGCGCTGCCGAATTTTCTGGAGCCGTTTTTCAGCGGGGACCACATCGGCGAGTTTCTGCCGCGCGGGCCGGAGGATGCGGCCTATGCCGAGCAGGCCACCGAGCTGGTGAACTATGTGATCCGGGACGACAACCCCGGGTTTCTGCTGTTCAGCGACTGGTTCAAGGATGCGCTGCTGTCCAAGCTGGGGGTG